CTTTCCAGATAAACTCAATCACTTTATTCACTTAATGAACTTGTCCATACGAAGTTTGACATAATACATTCCGATGACCCATACGGAGAAGAGGAACCCTTCCCCGTAGGACATGGAGTTCCAAGCATGTACTGCTTCTCCCATCACTCTTCAGCAAGTTTTTGGAAGTAAGATAGAGCATCGTCATCATCAGTAGATGATGCGGTGATATCTGATGAGTTGAAATCATTACTACCAATAGTACTGGTAGCAACTGGTTCAAACTCTTCTTCCTGTTGTGCTTGTGCTACTGCACGAGGAGTCGAAAGACCAAGCACAGCATTCAAACGGTTCTCAATAGCTTCATACTCTTTGAACTCACTAGAAGCAGTGAATGCTTCCAGACTGTATGCTTGCTTCCACAATGCTTCCATCTCTTCGTCATCAGTAGAGAGTGCAGCAGGTGCAGTGAACTCGGCAGCATCATAGTTCCAGTAACCAGCAATGGTACGGATCTTCAACTTAAAGTTAGCACCTTCCCAGAAATCAAAGACATTTACAGGAGTCTCATCCTGGAATTCAGGTTGCATAGCACCGATGATCTTATCATGGATCTTCTTGCCATACTTATAAAGAAATACTTTACCTTCATTTTCAGGGTGCTTGGGGTCACTCACAACCAGAACGTTGGAATAGTATTCCAGTTTACGCTTCTGTTTACGAGCAACATCTTTGTCACTCTCAACCCCACTGTTCCACAACTTGTTATTGTGAGCACAGACGGGACACTGATCACCATTAGTAGTGAGACAGTTTTCAATCAACCAACCGCCCGGTCCTTGGAAGGCGTGACGGTATAGTTTCGCCCAGGGAAGGGTTTCCCCTTCAGGAGCGGGAAGGAAACGCAATACTGCATAACCGTTACCGCTAGCGTCAAGTTCGGGCTTCCAGAGACGTTCATCGGCACCACCAGAGGCAGTGCTGGATTTAGTGAGTTCCTTTTGAAGGAAGTCAAAGTTGGTCTGGGACTTGCGCTTTAGATCTGCAAAAGACATTAGATTTTTCGGATTTGGATTTGGTTTGTGCGACCCCTCGATCACGTTGTTATTATAGCACAGGCAGAAGGCAGGGTCAAGACCCTTCTGCCTCTAATGTTTTCTTCATACTCTGAACTTTGCCGATGAGATCATCGAACACCACATTAGCATCCTCATGCTCGCTGGCACCATACATCATAGCAGCTTGCTTAATGCTATCTGCCATGTCTTGTGCCTCTTCGTCATCTGGTCCACTCAACTTGAGACGAGCATAAAAAACTTTCTGTTTTTGAATCATTTCTTCAAGAACATTAAAGTATTCCATCTGTTTTTCTGGAGACAAAGCAGGGAACACTACCATACTTTTCATACAAAACTCTTGCATCTTTGCAAGTTCTTGTAAGTCGCCTTGGACCATTTCGGATCTAAAAAACTCGCTTGTCATACTAATAATAGTTTTGCTCTACTTGTTTTTTTAATGTAGTTAAGTTTTTGTGCGTCGTACTTCAACTTTTCTTTTAGAGGTTTGCTAATCAGTTTAGATACTGATTCGATCTCAATTTCATTTGTTTCACAGTAGTGAACAATCGCATCGATATAATTCATTTTGTTTTCGTATGCAATTTTCTCAACATCCTGCGAAAATTTCGCAGTAGTCATAAATTTATCCTCCAGTTTTTCTAGCATGTTTTTCTTGGTACTCCTTGATATATGCTTGCAATGATAAGAGATATTCTTTTTTTGGTGGAACAACACTTACTTGGGTGTCGCCATTCTCACAAGCAACAATCGTAACTAATTTCTTTACTGACATCCCGTACACTTCACGCAACATACATGCGTATCCACATTCTTGTACGTAGTAGTCGTAAAGATATCGTTCTTTTTTTGGTTCTGCTGCTGTCTTAAAATCAATGATAGACAGTTCCCCTTTATACTCTGCAATACAGTCCACCCGTCCTGCAATTTGTAAATAGTCAGAGTATAACGCTGCTTCTTGTAAGTATACCCTATTTATATTATCGAGTTCCTTACGAGAAGAGTGGAACATTGTCCACGGCAGTGGCATATCTTTATACTTTTTTGTATCAAGTTCGTTGTTGATGTAGTCTTCAACAAGTTTATGATACCGAGTACCACGATTACAACCACGAGTAGTTTTTGCTTGTGCTGCTTCTTTACCAACACGAGCTCGCCACTTGGCAAGACCTGCTTGCTTTGCCGAGTTGTTACTAATCACAGTGGTGATGGAAGGATACTTACCACCGGTAGGAGTGACATAGTATCTCTTTCCATCAATCATCTCTGCTTTCATTTCAATAGGCAGGATCTCATTTACATGATTAAAGATATTCATTACAGACCCAGGTTAAGTTTACTAATCAAGTAAGACTTAACGAGACCAGAACGAACAATGTCTTCAATACCATACTCAACCATAGAGAACTCTTTCATGTTCTCAAGAATTTTTTGGAAGTCAATGATACCTGTACGCTCATTAGATTTCTGCAAGTCAGACTGTCTTGCATCACCACAGAACATGATCTTTGTATCTTGACCACAACGTGTCATGATTGAATCAAGTTCATGGAAGTTCAGGTTCTGACACTCATCAATGATAACAATAGCATTGTCAAGTGTAGTACCACGTAGGAATGATGTAGACCAGAACGATACAGTTTCTTGTGCTTTCAGATTCTCATACAACATCTCGAATGATGCATCATCAGGCATCTCGAACATGTATTTTACCATATTCTTGTATGGAATCTGGTAAAGAGATGCTTTATCTTCATGTGTACCAGGAAGGAAACCGATCTCCCTTGTAGCAACTAATGATCTAACGATGTATACTTTATCATATGGTGTGTGTTCTGAAAGAACATCACGAAGAGCGAGATACAAAGCAACAAATGTTTTGCCTGTACCAGCACACCCATAAGCAAAGATGTTTTGTCCTTTATCATACTCCTCAAACATAATCTTTTGATTATCTGTTAGAGGTTCTACAGGTAACAGATAAGAAGAATCAATAGGTTTCTTCCTCTTCATCTGTTTGTTTGACATACCATTGATGTCAGGTTGATTGCGCTTTCTAGATCTTGGCATATTTACCACTCAATAGTTGAACCACGGACTTTAGATGCACGATTCATGATGTCGTTCCATCCAGGATGAGTCTTACTCATCTTATGTTTCCATTCACCGACCTCTTGTGCTGCAGCACATCCTGCTTGCCAGTCTTTATCCCACTCGGGATTTTCTTCTCGCCACTTTGAATACTCGATCATGGACATGGAGAGTTCTTTAGTCTCCCCAGTGGACTTATTTATTACTGGATAAGTAGGCATTAGTTCCTCTCTTCTTGTGATTTTTTATTGAAACCAAACGGTCCAATTTTTTCTTCCACTCTATTCTTTATAGCAACACCTGCGAGTGCTTCCAGAACTTTCAGAACCTGCTCTGGTTTAGTATCTTCAGGTAAATTTGATGCCACAAATTTATACTTCGGAAAAAATTCTTCCGCTGCTTTTTGATACTCTTCTAATGTAATTGATTTCATATCCATTCTAATGCCTCTGATACGGTTGGAAATTGTTTGATAAAAACTTGCTTACATTCATTAGCGATATCCATATGCTCTTTCTGTGTGCCATTAGCAGAACGCAGTTGGATATAATGGATCCATGAGCGACATGAGCCACTCATGTATAATTTTGTGGGTACGGCGAGGGGGAGCACAAAACGAGCACACTCCTTTGCGATACCATACCCAAGCATCTCTTGATAGAGTTTCATTCCTTCTTCAAAGTGCTTCTGCATTTTGATCTGAAACTCTTGACGGATAAAAGGATCAATATTATCAATAGAATTTTGACGGTTCTTTGTGTCCTGTCTCCGAAGTTCTGGAAGAGGAATTGTGTCTGCTAACATAGAACTATCAGCATACCGTTGAGAAAACTCTTGATATGTGAAGGATCTATGGCGGAGGATTTGAGCTGCCAGTCCCCTGGTAGTCTCAATCTCAAGAGTCATGAATGCTTGCTCAAAGACAGACCAGTGGTGATGCTTAACACAATACTTAAGTAGTCCTGATACCTTCGGGTTCTCCTGGTTGCTCGGGTTGCTGACTCTCGCTACGTACCCCATCGTCTTCTCCGCCTCTGGGGTCACTGAAATCAGTCTTACGCTCATAACCAAATCCTTTTCTTTTAATAGTTTGTTTTTGTAGTGCTTCCTTAAGAAGTTGATCTGTATAGATGCCGATAAGATTGTTAATATCTTTTCCGCTCTTTGCTGCTTCAGTAAGTGCTTTTTTAATAAGTCTGGATCGTTTCATAAATCATTATAACACAAGTTTATTCTTTTGTATACCTTTAGTATTTTAGCATAAAAAAAGAGGGGGTGCAACCCCTCTTATTATTTACAAGTAGATCACTTACTGTATGTTTTACCACGATAACAGAATGTACCGTGTGTTTCTTTCGACTCGACACAACGTGTATTGTACTCAACACCACGGTATGTAGTGTGAAGAACTTGTGCGTCGTGAAGTGCAGATGCCTTGTTGATCTGCTTCTTGATCATTTGCAGTGTGTTCATTGTAGTTACTCCTGAAGATAGGGTGGTTTATTCCCCCGTTCCTTCAGTCGTGTGCGTCCCATGGATAGCATTCAGGCGTTGATTCCTTCATAACCTCAATCAACTCTACCTTAAAAGCATTTGAGATATTCTCATTTGCTTTCATCTTAAGCATGATTGTATCAGCTTGTTGACAGGTGAGTGATGAATAGAATAATATTTCTAACATAGGATGAACGGCTCCGTTCCGCGACTTACTTGCGTCCGATCTCTCGGATGAACGATGGTATTAGTATACCATAACTATTTAGATGTGTCAATCATTTAGATTTAGCATCAGTTTTAGATACATATCCATATAATTTGGGATTGATTCTACCTTCTGATTGAGTAAAGTTTATAAAATCTTTTTTATAATTATCATAATAATAATCAAAGAGGTCTACTACTTTATTGCAAGTAGCAATATCAAATTTTGTCAGTCCCTCTTGGACATACTCCACCAGATAAGCTGTGTAAGGTAATGACTTATCTTGTGCAAGACTTGGATCGCAATCTTGTTGAAGTATGTTAACACTTTTTGCCATTAAGATCTATTCCCCCATTCGATAGCAGGGAACGCTTCTTCAACACAAGCTCTGGTGATACGGTACTTTTTGTTCAGTGCTTTATCTTTTGCAAGCACGAGAAGTTCCGCTTCCCCTTGAGACAATCCTTCAAGCATCTGGATGAATAGATTCTCCCTCTGCGACTGCTTGAGGGAACTGCTACCCCCCTTGAAGAACAGATAGAGTTTCCTGTACTCTTTCTCCAGTAAGGTGTGCTCTGTGCCCTCTGGGGCATCGTTTACGTTGTATGGTACTTCGCCTTCAGGAATAAGAGACTCAATACTTTCATCAAAGTTGATGATGAGTAGAGATCTCAAAGCATTAGTATTATTATCTAATAAGATTTTAATTTTTGCTGCTTTAGTCTTTGCGTTGCTCACTTTTTGGAGCACTTCACTGATTAACATTTTCATTTTGTTTAGAATTGCGATGAACTACGAAAGAAAAATTCTTGCATCAAATCATTTAATTGATGCTCTTTAAAATACTCTAATGGTATCTTCTTTTCAGAAATATTTATAGAGTTATACTGATCCATAATTTTGTCCTCAATTTCTTCAGGTACATAGTCAAAGTCAATAAGTCTTCTGTTCCTATGGTAATTATAAAGTTGTTGAGTATCAAGACAGAACTCATTTGGCGATTGGTCAACCCATTTTGCCAGTTTCTTTTGACTGATAGGTTTCTGCCTAACACCCTGGACTATACAATCATCAGATGAAAGAAAGTTAGGAATACCATCTGATTTATCTCCACGAAGTATATGCTCCTTGATGTACTTATGTGGGTTGTCGTTTGTAACTGGTCTCTTGGTGATTGGATTGTATTGATTGATCCCAGGATACTTCTGTAACTGAATAAAATCTTTATCCCCAGACAAGATTAAGATTCGATCCGTGGGTCCTTTGTTCTTACATAAGGTAGAAATAACATCATCTGCTTCTGCTCCATGCACTTCAATCACTTTATATGGGAAGTATTCTTTGATCTCATCCCTAATCTTATTCAGAACCTCAAAGATACTGCCCCAATCATGACCAGATTTTTGCCTATCTTTCTTACGGTTTTGTTTGTAGTAAGGAAACACATCCTTACGCCAGTAATGTCTGCTGTCATACGCAAGAACTACTTCACCATATTCTTTAGTGTATTGTTTCTCATAAGATGAAAGACTGGTAAGAACCATATGTCTTACCAGTTTCTCGTCAAGTGCGTCCCGTTTTATTTGGACCATCAGGTTACTAATCATAACCTGATTCATATCAATAATAATCATCCTGTTCAGGGTCCTCCTCATCAACAAATTTTACAGCAAAAAGTTCTTCATTTATATACTGCCCGTCTTCATCATACATTTCGGGATGGCTAGGAAGATTCGCTCGTGTAGTCATAAAGGTATACAAGAAATCGTTTGCCGTCCATCCAATCAGTCCTCCAACAATCAAAAATAATAACATTAGAATTGTTGAGAATGTAAGAATTACTGTTACTGACATGGCGCTCTCCTTTAAGTTGTGCTCTCCCAAGTAAATTCAAATCTAAATTTGAATACAGTATTGCGAAGAGCGAATATTTTAGAAACTTTTAGTCCCTTGCTTTCGGGATTATCTTTCGCCCTCCTACGAAGCATTATCTCTGTGCCTTTATTTATTTCCAAACCATTATCTTTTGTCACGATTTGGAACTCACTAAACCTTTTTGTACAAAAAGTTTCACAGTCTCTACTAATCCACCAGCGATAGGTTCTCCATCAATAATGATATATGGATAACCATATGCCAAGGGATACTTCTCAAGCAGTTCAGTCCTCGTCAAGTCTTTACCAACAATGTAATGTTCGTAATCAACTTCGGCACGACGAAACAACTCTTTCGCATGAGAACAATAAGCGCATCCGGGGATGCTATACATCACAATGTCCATGTTCTTTTGCATTTCTCATACATTATAGCAGGTGTCTCAACCAAAGTCAAGGTTAAAGGACACCGAAATTCGAGTATCTTCACTCTTGTTCACCCCAACGTTATGTGGAATGTGTGAAGGAAAGAGGACCAGTGTTCCTTCTTCAGCAGGGAAAGTTACACAAGCAGATCCAAGGCAATAGCTATTCATCTCCGTAGGATCTCTCAAAAATAAATCACCGCTATCATTTGGTATCTTTATCCACAACACACCAGACAGTAATGATCCAGGGTGAACGTGAACATGATTGAAAGCACCGGGAGGATTAGCATTAAACCATAAGTTCATCAACCTTAAACTAGCACCACCAGCAAGAATATTATACAGTTCTATTTCTTTAGCATAACACTTAACAGCATACTCGATATGATTCCAGATCTTATCTTTAAATGGTTGAAAGCTATCATCTTCTAATTCCAGATAGAAATTACCTTTGCTTTGATATCCACCTACGTTACTAACTTCCGCTCCCTCATGTTGCTGTTGATAATCTTCTACCCACTGGACAAAATCATCCTTCCAGTCAAACTCTTGTGCTTCCGACACCATCACCCTACTGGGGAAAATTTGAAATATATCGTTATTATAACTCATAAAAAAAGGAGTCCGAAGACTCCAAGTATAACACTATTCATTTTTTTTGTAAAGCTCTTCCAGTTTTTCTCTGGATAGATCTACATACATCAACTCTTCACCTGCCTGTGGTGCTTCGGGATGACGTGGTTTGGGTCTATTCATTTCTACTTTAATAGATTGAATGTTAGCCCACATCATAGCGAAGGCACCACCAGCAATGAGAGCGAAGCATATGAAGTATAGTGTGACTTCAAATTGGTTCACAATGCGTTACCACGAGGAAGAACTTCTTCTGGAAATACGAATGACTCATGGGGTTGATCAACTGGTGCCAACCATGCACGGAGTCCCTCGTTGAGCAAGATATTTTTCGTGTAGAAAGTTTCAAATTCTGGGTCTTCCGCTGCTCTGATCTCTTGACTCACGAAATCGTAAGCACGAAGGTTAAGAGCAAGACCAATAATGCCAATAGAGGAGACCCATAGACCCATAACAGGCACAAAGAGCATGAAAAAATGAAGCCAC